GCCAACACGAAAGAAACGATTGGTCCGCGCAGATTCGATCAAGCCTTTATCCCGGACCCGCATCGGTACATTGGCTTTGAACTCTCGACCCTGCCATTTGCAAATCGTCGGGTCATCAGCGCCGGGGACGTAAGTGACATCCTCGCCGTCGTATTCAGCTACGACGATCGGTTCATTGACTTCTTCTGGCATCTGAACAATCTTCGGCGGCCGACCAGGGCCGCGCTTGACTTGCTGTTCGGCCACGAATGAATCAGTCATTCTTTAATGTCCCTCAGAGTGGCCGGCGGCGGGGTTCAGCCGCCGGTAGTTTGCATGGGGTCAATACGCGATCGTGGTGGTCTGATAAGCAATCGACCTAATCCAAGGATGCCCAGGACCAGCCGCGGCATACCCAGGCCGCGTCGTTTCGCCAACGGTCGGCGGCATGACATCAAAGCCGGTATCGTGGATGAGCTTGGCCCGTTCCGCTTCGTGTCGGACGTGCATCAGCCCAACATCGCGACCGCCAGCGACAGTAAGTTCGCCGGTCTGCCGATGCCACATCTCTGCGTACAGCTTAATGGCCGCAGCCTCGTCCTTGAGACGCGCGCGATCATCCTCGATCGCCTTGTCTTCATAGGCGTGCCTCTTCGCCATGGCGTCGGCTTCAGCCGCATGGCGCACCTTCAGCGTCTCCGCCTTGACGTCCAACGCCGCCGCCCGTTCTTCGCTGACCCTCGCGGCGTAATCGTCAGGGCTCATCGTCACGAACGACAGCGGCGGCTTGGCCGGAGCGGACGGATACTGAGCCGTGAACTGAGCCTCTTTCTTCACCCGTTCGTCCGCCGACGCCGCATGCCCCTCTGGCGTAGCAAGCCAGGCATCATACTGACGAGACGCTTCCAGGTTCGCTGGATGCTGAACGGGCGCGGCCGCGGGCACGGTTGACGCAGAGTCGAACGGCGGCGATATAGCCGGATCAATGTAACCCGGAGAAGCATCAGCATAGTTGCTGGTGTAATCTTTGATCGGTTCCATTTTATCGTCCCATTATGTTGGAGAAACGGGGGCGATTAGCCCCCGATCAATTTGGATTAATTGTCGTTGTTTTCGCAATACGCGATGATGACCGTAATCGCCCCAGTCGTGGCCGCGGTCCCGGTCTGCGTGTACTTGGCGAAGATCGGGACGCCGCCATTGAGTGCGGTCTGATAGGTCGCGTTGGATGTAACGGTCAGACCAATGCCGGCCGCCGCGGTCAGGTGGAACATGCCAGCAGCGATTGACGTGGTGCTGTTGCTGATGTTGGTCGTCGAACCCGACCCGCCGTCCGCGACGATCTCGTTCGAACTCGCCGAGGTCGCGCCGATGGTAAACACATTGGTCGTCGCGGCGTTGAATGCCGTAGTGACCTGCGCATCAATCGACAGGATATATGCGCTCTTCGACAGTGTGCAGAACCACTGCCCGGTCTTGATGTTCGGGTCGTTGTAATTGACCGTCACCCGGCAATACTGGACGACCTGGCCGGGCTGCGTCCTGGCCGGGATATTACGTTTCTGATCGACATTAAGCGCATAAGCCGAGCCGATCGTGACGGCGGCCAAAGCGCACGCGAGAACCGCGCTTTTCAGGATATTGCGAAACATGAGAGTTGCCTTTGCGAATTGAGAAACGAAACCGCCGCCCAGATTATGAGCGGCGGCGCGAGATGCGATCAAGCGTCGGCGACGGCTGCTTCAAACATCGTGAAGATGCCCCACTCACGCAGGTTTCCAGCCGCGGTTTTCTTGAACATCTTGGAGATGCCATAGGCCATCTCGATGCCGGCGCCACGGATAAAGCCGTAGTCGTCTTCCTTGCGGAAGCGCGGGATAGGCAGTTGGCCCCACGCCCACGCCTGAGCGGACTGGCCGCACATAAACGCAGGCGCAACTCGGGTCGTCGCGCTTGCACCGGCGGTCAGATAGAACGTCGGCAGACGCAACGACAGTTCCGGGATTTCGCGGATGATCACGCCGTTATAGAGGAGGTCACCATCGACGAAGATCGGGTTCTTAAGGTAACCCTGTTGCTCACGCGCCCGGCTGTTCTGGTTGGCGGTCTTGATGTCGGTGTCATTGCCAGCGTCGCGGAATTGTTCTTGACCGACGAACAGGACGAACCATTCCGTGCCGTTCTCCTTGAGTTTGAACGGGCGAATGCGCGGGTTCGCAACCTTGGCTTGCCGTTTCGCTCTCATGATTAAGGCGCCGGACATCGTCATCGCCGTCGTGATGTTTGACATCGACGTCGCGAAGTTGCCGGCCGACAGGTACGCGGTGTTGGACGTGCCGATCAGGATGCGATCGGCGTTGTCCGTAATCCAGGTGTTGCGCTGAGTGACGGTCGCGGCGTCGAACAAGATGCCATTGACCCGCTGTCCGGCGCTGCTGCCGAGGCCAGCCGGCGCCGACTCGCTCGGCAACGCATAGAAGGCGTCGCAGATCTCGTCGCGCTGGAGTTCCTTACCCCAGTCGGCGAGTGCCGGCTTTGCTTCGGCGAAGAGATCAATCGACGACTTATGCTCGTCGCTGTTCTTGATCGCTACAGCCTTACGAGCCCAGTCGATCCAAGCGCGCATGCCGTAGTTGTCGATCGCCTCTTCGTTGCCGACCAACGGGCCGGAGCCGATGGCTTGGCCGTTGAGACGGTCGCGCAACGGAATATTGACCTGCTCGCCGCCATTCTTGCCTTCAAGGTCAGCATAGACGCGAATGATCGACGTGATGTCGGCGCCCATGTACGGCGAGAACAGGTTCTCGCGCACATATTCGCGGATCATATCCTTGCGGAATTTGATGAGTTTGTTGTTGTCTTGCGGGATTGTATTGGACATTGCGGTCGTCTTTCAGGTTACAGCCGCGTAATCCAAGACCCCGCGAGGGGAACTGGATACGTCATGCTGATTTGAACACCGAGTCAAAGATCGCAGCGTTGGAATCGTCTCGATCCGCGCCGTCCGATCTCAGGTGATTGCCCCCCGACGCTCGGTTGAGTGATGCGGGAAGGCGGGTTAGATTACGAGGCCTTCCTTCGTCCCCAGTCGCCGCTTCCTCACGCAGACTTTCGAGAAGCTGCTTGCGGAATTCAGGATCGGAGGCGAGAGATTTGCGGGTATCCTCGACGATCTTGGCTTTGTAGGCTGAAGGATCGTCGCCAACCTCGCGGAGAGCCTCGTTGCGTTTGTTCCATTGGACAAGGGCTTCGCCGGGGTTCGGCGATTTCCACATCCGCTGAACAAGTTCTTTGTTCTCCTGAACGTAGGGGTCAAGTTTCGTGACGGTTTCAAACGCCTTCGTAAACGCGTCACCATGTTTCTGATGGGCCAGATTAAGACTGAACTCGACGCGTTGCTGATCCATTTGCGAGCGCATTTGCTCAATCTGAGCCTTAGGCGCGTTGGCGACATAGTCGGCGAACGCTTTGGGATCTTCAAAGAGATCAGGAAGACCAGCGGTCTTCTCGTCAGCCTTAGGCGGCGTGACGATCGGCTGCTGTTTGTTGAGCGCGGCTAGAACGCCATCAAACCGCGCGGTGAGCGCGTCGATGTCTTTCTTGCGGGCAACTTCGGCCTCGGCGATCTTGCCTTTGGCTTCGGCCAGTGCGGCTTCCGCCGCCTGCGCGCGCTTCGTTTCCTCTCTCAGACGACCGGCCGGAACGCGGCCTTTGGGCTCGTCCGCCTTGGCTTCGGCTTCGGCCTTTGCCGCCGCAGCCTCTTCCTCGGCTTTTTTGCCCTCGTCGCCTTCCTTGGCTTCGATCTCTTCGCCAGTTTCCTCGGCTTCGGGTTCCTCGTCCTCGTCGGGCTCGATTTGCCCTTCAAGACCGGTTCCCATTTCCTCAAGCGATCGGTCTCCGGTCTCGTCTAGGACCGGCTCATCGTTGCCGAACGCCTCGCCGAAAATCTCACGATCCGTTGCCCTCATTGCTGCTTTGATGATGTCGTTTTCGCTGTTCGCCATTTCAGGTTCTCTCTGTCGCGTGAGAAAGCGGCGGCGCGCGTAGAGATGTCCGCGCCGAGATGACATTGCGCCGTGTCGTGGACGCCTACGATTGGGCTAAGACGAGCGGCGCCCAGAGCCGCGGCCTCGTATCGTGAGGCTAGACGAAACTTATTGCATCGCTTTGAGACGACGCTCTAGGGCTTCGGCCGGCGAGGCCGCGAGATCGACATCAGACGATCCCTGGCCCGTCATGCCGAGCGCCTTGTCGCATGCCTCGCGAAGGCTCTTGATCGCTGCTGGCGAGCCGCGCAGATGAGCTACGCAGGCACCGTCCGCGACGACCTGACCATCGTTCATCGGCGTCAATGACATGGCCGAGAGGACAATGGCCACGACCCCGTTGGACTGCCCTAGCGCCGGCGCAGCATCGAAATAGATAACGGGCGCTGAGTTGGCGTTCTTCAACGCAGGGCGCGCAGGCTTGTCGGTCATGCGTTCATTGCCTGTTGGTTATCCATCACCGTCGCGCTCTCGCACATCTCTAGGAAGACTGCGAGGGCAATAAGCCAGAGGGTGGCGAGGGTCATGGCCCGATGTTTGCCGTGTTGATTGGGACGAAGCCGATGTTGTCGTTGGCGTAGGTGCCGGTGAACGAGTAGTCGTGCGCCGCCGCGTTGGTAAACTGCGGACTGCCGAAGAATGGCGCAGTGTCCGTGACCGTGAACGTGGAACCAGCCAGCATGTTGGGATTGGTGAATGCCGTACCGGATGCGGCGTAATAGATGTTCTTTGAGACAATTGGTGGCGCGGTTACGTATGCACTGGAAGTCTGCCACACCGGCACAGGCTGACTGTTGTTACCGGAATATATGATGTTATCCATTATGTTGTTATAGTTCATACCAAAATTTGTGCCAAAATTACCAGATACATCTTGATATAGGAACGCTACAGTCGGGTTGGCCCCAATAGCTGCAAAGTTCGTTGTGTCGCAGAGGCCACCGACCCGCTGGCAAACGCACCAGAAGCAACCTGCGCCGACGCGAGGCTCACTGGCTGCGTTGTTTGCCAGAAGGTGCCCGTGATAGCGCCACTAATCACCCAGGGCGAAGTGCCTTGATTGACTTCGCCAATGACCTTTGACGTTTCGGCATTCAGCACAG